GGCTGCTTGTGACGTGCACCCGTTCGAATCCTGGGTTTACGCCTGGGAACGTGAGTACGGGCAGAAGATGAAAGCCAAAGTCTCCCCTGCGGGGAACTTGATTCGTGATAACCGATCTGACCTGAGGAACCTGACGTTCCTCACCGAGGCCCTGGTAAACGAGATCGAGTCCCGGAAGATCCGGTTCGGTCGTTCGATAATGGCCCGGCAACATTGGGCCAACGCCAAACGCCGACTCAATCGGCACGGGTTCTCGTACGGGAAGATTACCAAGTCCTCTACCAAACGTGTGGATATTGTTGCTGCCTCGCTAATGGCGTACGCAGCCTGGTCCGCACTGGCCAAGGACTTCAAACCGAAGGATCAGCTTCGCCCGGCGCGAGTGGTCCATCTTAAGGATTAGGAAGGGGGTCGCGTGGAACCCAGGGCCGCACTAGACGAATTGCTCATGGCGTACCGGGACCAGTCTCGTCACCTAGCAAAAGCTGACCAGATGTACCGCGCGCTTCCCACTTCCGTATCGCTCGGCTCTCGGGTTCCACCCGCGCTGGCCCGGTACCGAATCGCGGTACCTCTTGTGCGTATCGCGGTTAACGCGTACGCCGACCGGATCTCGATCGAGAATATTACGTTTGGCGACGACGATACAGACGTGGCGTTCGGCGACATGCGCGATAATCTCCAGGCTGCATTCTCCACGGCCGTGACTGAATCACTGGCTTGTGGCATCGGCTACGTTCGAGGTCACCTAAGGTCGGGAACGATCCATTACTCGGCCGTACGAGGCCGGGACGGGGCTTTCTTAGAAGACCCAGATACTGGTGAGGTCCAGGCCGTACTCCGTGTTCACAGGCCCCGGCCTTGGGAAGCACGGGGCCCGATCACGTCACCGAACATGGTCACGGTCTACACTCCCGGTAAGTCGACCCAGTTCGATCGTTCGTCGGGGGACTGGGTCGGAGGCGAATCGGTCATTATCCCGGACGACGGCCTACTCATGGTCCCGCTCGTGAACCGGGCTCGTGCTGGAGAGCCGTACGGCCGGTCCGAGGGTTACGACCTTTACGACCTACAAGCAGGAGCCGGACGGGCACTAACCGGACTCTCGATCGCGGTAGACGCGCTGGCAGTCCCACAGCGTGTCCTTATCGCCACGCTTCCGGAATCGATCGCGGACCTGTCCCAGATCAAGGCATACACCGATTCGATCCTGGCTCTTTCCGGCGATGTCAAGGTTGATCAGTGGCAAGCCGCTCAGCTAGAACCGTTCATCGTCACACTGAACGGGTTGGACCGAAAAGCTTCGGCCATCTCCGGACTCCCGCTTTCGTACTGGGGTATCGCTTCCGAGGCGAATGCCGCGTCTGGTGATGCTATCCGCGAGAACGACACCCGGCTAGAAATCCGGGCTAGGAAGCTGGACACCCAGTGGACGGACCCGATTCAGAAGCTCGCCACGGTTACGGCCAAGTTGATTTCGCTCAAGGTCGTTAAGACCACGGTCAAGTGGACCGACCCGGCCACGCCCACCCCCACAGCGGCGGCGGACGCGGCAGTCAAACTGTCCGCTATCGGGCCGATCAACGGTGAGACCGTGGTCGATCGGGAGATGATCTGGAACATTCTCCGGGTTCCCCCGGCCGACCGAGCGAGGATTCTGGCAGCGGGTGAGACCGCATCGTTAGCCGCGCTCCTGAACGCGCCTGAACCACCGACAGAAGGGGCCTTGAATGAACCCCCGGCAAGCCCTCCTAGTCCGTGACAAGGCGACTGGGGCCCTTACCCGGGCTATGATCCGGGCATTGGTCCCGTTCCTCGGTCGAACGCTTAGCCGCACAATGCTCGGTCAGATGAACGATGCGTCCCGGCCCTTGGTCCTTGCGGCCAGGGGGCTGCTTTTGGCTTCGGCCAATCAGCAATACCGGGATTTCGTCGAGAACGAGAGCCCGGTTACGCCGCCCGTTCTAGACCGGTTCGATGCCGATTCCTGGACGGGCACGCTCGTTAAGGTGACCGGCCTCGACGAACCGACCCCCGGGGAGAAGCGCTGGTTTACCCCGGAGCATATGGATTCGGTTGTCCGTAAAGCGGACTACTGGGCTCGGGACGCGGAGCGAGGTGCGCTTATCGACTACACGCGCCGAGATTCACGGATCGAGCGTTGGGCCCGAATCGACCCCCAGCCCCCGTCGTGCCCTTTCTGCACGGTCTTGATTTCCCGAGGCGCGGTTTACACCTCTAAGGAATCTGCGGGAATGGACGAACAAGCCAAGTTCCACACCGGTTGTACGTGTACCGCCGTGCTCGTGGCCAAAGGCGAATTGAATTCCTATGATGGAATCGAGTTCCGGGACTTGGCCTTAGCCGAGTACAAGAAGGCCGTCAAGAAGGCCGGAAACGACACGGGGCTTACGGCGGTTATCGCTGCCATGAAAGAGGCTCGGGGTAAATCCGAGCCTAAGGGCGATTCCCCCGATGCGGGCAAGTTGCGCGATCAAGCGCTAACGACCCAAACGGCAAAACTCGAACAAGCCAAAGCACGCAAGCGGGCACTCGATTCGATGAGCCCGTCCTCTGCCCAGGCCAAGACTTACAAATCCACCCAGATTCAGCGTGAGGATAAACTCATTTCTGAACTGGGTTCCCAAATTAAGAACCTGAAGGGTGAACCCTCATGACCGAGCGCGACATTTCTACGTATCCCCCGGAAGCCCAGGCGTACATCAAGGAGCTTCGCGAGGAAGCGAAGAACAACCGGCTCAAGGCTACGGCCAACCTGTCCGAAGCCCAGCTCGAAGCTCAGCGGGTTCTGGAACGTGACCAGGCTATCGCCCAGGCGAACGCCAAGCTGTCCGAACTGGACACGGTCAAGACCCAGCTAGCCGCACTTCAGGACGCGGAGGCCCAGAGGGTTTCCCAGGCTGCGAACGAATCGCTGGCCCAGCTCAAACTCAAGGTTGCCAAAGAAGTGGGCATCCCAGACTTCGCCGTAAACCGTATCAACGGGACCGACGAAACCGCGCTTAAGGCCGATGCTGTAGCGCTAAAGGCGGACCTGGAGACCAAGGCCGGAGCGGCCACGTTCGACAGGACCAACACGGAATCGGCGCGTACCAAGCCGCCGTCCGAGCATGAATCCCTCAAGGACTTCATCGCATCCCAGCTACAGGAAACGGAGTAACAAATGCCTTTGACTTCTGGCAGTTTCGTAATCCCCCAGGCCGAGGCCGCGCCTCTGCTCACTCGCTCGCGTCAGGACTCTTTCGTCCTCCAGAACGCGACCCGGGTCACTGTGACCGGCGCGGGTGCCACGGTTCCGGTCTTCACTGAGGACATTGGCGGAGGCTGGGTCAACGAGGCCGCCGCAAAGCCCGTGAACGAGGCCGTGGTCTCCAGCCAGGACATGCTGATCCGCAAGTGGGCGACCATCGTCCCGATCTCCCAGGAGTCGGTCACTGACCAGAACTCCATGGATATCCTGGCCGAGGTTGCGGCCAACGCCCAGGGCGGGTTCGGCCGCGCGGTCGATACCCTGGCTACCACGGGTTCCGGGTTCTCTGGCCAGACCTACCTGAACCAGACCACCAAATCGGTCAAGCTCGGTACCGCCACCCGGCTCAACGGTGGCATCTGGACCGACCTCAACGAGGGCCTCCGGCTCCTGGTGAACGACAACCGCACCCTGACCGGTTCTCTCTTCGATGCCGTGGTCGAGCCGGACATCAACGAGGCGGTTGACCTGAACGGTCACCCGATTTTCGTCGATACCCCGATCGGGGAGTCGAACCCGGTCAACCGGTTCGGTCGCCTTCTGGGCCGCCCGGCCGCGCTCGCGCAGCAAATCGCTCAGGGTACGAACCCCACTCGGGTTGTCGGCTACATGGGCGACTGGTCCCGCGTCTTCTATGGTCTGGTCGGCGACATCCGGGTCGACTTCGACGACAAGGCGACTTACGTCGTGGGTGGTGTGCCTGTCTCGGCATTCCAGAACAACCTGGTTCTCGTCCGCGTGGAAGCGCGTGTCGGCATCCTGGTCGCGGACCCGCAGGACTTTGTCAAGGTGTACGGCGCGACCGGTTCTTCCCCGGTCAGCTGATAACGAGAGGGCGGTAACGCTATGAGTGAGGCCGTCCTTTCGTCGGGAACCCAGATCGGGGGGCCTCCGGATTTGATCCGGAGGTTCCTCG